AGGTCAGATCAGACACAAACGAGGATTTTTTATTCGGAGGAGGGCGGAGTATGGCGAAGAAAAAGAAACTTGACCGGACCTTTGCGCTCCAGCTCGCATATGACACCCTGGTCGAGGCAATAACGGACCCGGAAAGCACCCCGGCGCAGCGGATCCGTGCGGCGAAGGAGCTGGCGGCCATCGCGCAGAACCTTCCGACCGAAGATCCGACCGATGAGCTCGCGGAGTTCCTCGCTCAGCAGTCATGAACTTTATATTAGCCTACTATCAGGGCATCAGGGACGGCTCCATCGTCGTGGGACAATGGGTCCGTCTTTTGTATGAGAAGATCGTCCACGGCATCGAGGACGGGACCTACATATTCGACCAGGCGAAAGCGAACAAGGCGGTCCGCTTCATCGAGACCTTCGTCCGCCACAACAAGGGCACCCTGGCGCCCGGTCTGCTGATTTTGTCGCTCTGGCAGAAGGCAGCCATCTCCGTGATCTTCGGGATCGTGGACGAGGAAGGGAACCGGCAGTTCCGCGAGGTCGTGATGATCATCGGCAGGAAATGCGGGAAGACCCTGCTGGCCTCCGCCATCATGGCATATATGGTGTACGCGGAAGGGGAGTACGGTCAGGAGATCTACTGCATCGCTCCGAAACTGGACCAGTCCGACCTGGTCTATTCTGCCTTCGAGTTCACGGTGGACCACACACCGGCCTTCGCATCCAGGACGAAGAAGAGGGGACGCATCGGCGACCTGTTCGTCCCGGAGAGCAATAGCACCATCAAGAAGATCGCCTTCTCCGAAAAGAGGGCGGACGGATACAACCCTCAGCTGACGATTGCGGACGAGATCGCCAGCTGGCCGGGAGACCGAGGCCTGAAGCAGTACGAGGTCATGATCTCCGGCACCGGTGCGAGAAAGCAGCCGCTGATGGTGGCCATCTCCTCCGCCGGATACATCAACGAGGGCATCTACGACGAACTGTTCAAGAGATCCACGCGAGTCCTGAAGGGAGACAGCCAGGAGAAACGGCTGCTCCCATTTCTGTACACCATCGACGACCCGCGCAAGTGGAACGACATCAACGAGCTGCGGAAGAGTCTGCCGGGACTGGGAGTCTCGGTGCCGGTGGACTTCATCCTGGATGAGATAAACACCGCCTCGGAGAGCCTGAGCAAGCGGGCCGAGTTTCTCACCAAATACTGCAACGTAAAGCAGTCCTCAAGCCTTGCATGGCTGCCGGAGACGGCGGTCCTGGACGCCGGCGGCGAACACATGGAACTGTCGCAGTATTGTGACAGCTACGCCGTGGCCGGCATCGACCTGTCCCGCACGACGGACCTGACGGCTGCCACCGTGGTCATCGAGAAGGACGGGATCCTGAACGTCTTCGCCCACTTCTGGCTTCCCGGAGAGAAGATCTCCGAGGCAGCTGCCCGGGATGGCCTGCCGTACCAGATCTACGTGCAGCGGGGCCTGTTGTCGCCCAGCGGAGACAACGTCATCGACTATCAGGACGTTTACCGCTGGATGACCACACTTATCGAGGCCTACCGGATCTATCCGCTGATGGTCGGCTACGACCGATACTCTGCCCAGTACCTCATCCAGGACCTGAAGGGCTACGGCTTCCAGGTCGATGACGTCTTCCAGGGCACCAACCTGACGCCGGTCATCCGGGAGACGGAAGGCCTGCTCCGGGACGGCAGGATCCGCATCGGCGACAACGATCTGTTGAAAGTGCACCTCCTCGACTCCGCCCTGAAAGTGGATGCAGAGAGCGAGCGGTGCAAACTGATAAAACTACGCAAGAACGGACACATCGACGGCACGGCTGCCCTGCTGTGCGCCATGTGCGTCCGCCAGAAACATTGGCAAATGATAGGCGACCAACTTCGCAATTGAGGGATATATCAACATGGGACTGTTTGAAAAACTGTTTCCGAGCCGTGAGCAGGAAAAGCTGAGGAACCAGCCGTACACCTCGTTCAAACTGCTGAACGGTTACACCCCGGTGTTCCACACCTGGAGGGGCTCCATCTATGAGAGCGAACTGGTCCGGGCGGCGATTGACGCCAAGAGCCGGCACCGCTCCAAACTTCAGATAACGGTCCAGGGAAGCGCGAAGCCGTCCCTCCAGACGAAGCTGAAGGGAGGACCGAACCCCTGGCAGACGTGGAGCCAGTTCCTCTACCGGACGAGCACGATCCTGGAGGTGAAGAACAACGCCTTCATTATCCCGCTCACCGACCGCTATGGCGACCTCTACGGCTATTCCGTCATCTGTCCGCAGAGCTGGGAGCTGGTGACCGTCGGGGAGAAGAACGTGCCCTGGATCCGCTTCACCTTCGAGAACGGAAGGGAGAAGGCAGCCATCGAGCTCTCCCGCGTCGGGATCCTGACCCGGCACCAGTACCGGAGCGATATGTTCGGCGCCGACAACCGGGCCCTGGACGAGACCATGCAGCTCATCAGCATCCAGCGCCAGGGCGTGGAGGAGTACGCGAAGAACGCCTCGTCCTTCCGCTTCATGGCCCGCCTGACCAACTTCACGAAGGCGGAGGACCTGAGCAAAGAGAGGCAGCGCTTCGACATCGAGAACTTCCAGCAGGACAACGGCGGCGGCCTCCTGCTCTTCCCGAACACCTACACCGACATCAAGCAGCTGAACACCCAGTCCTATGCGGTGGACGCGGACCAGCTGAAACTGATCCGCACGTCGGTGCAGGACTACTATGGAGTGAGCGAGAAGGTCATCCAGAACGCCGCCTACGGCGACGAGTTCTCCGCCTTCTATGAGGGCGAGGTCGAGACCTTCGCCATCCAGCTCAGCGAGGTCATGACGAAGATGACCTTCACGGAGCGGGAGCGGTCCTACGGCGCCGAGATCTTCTTCACGGCGAACCGGCTGCAGTACATGACCAACGCGGACAAGCTGGCCGTGGCGTCTGAGCTGGTGGACCGCGGGCTGATCAGCATAAACGAGGCCAGGGAGATCTGGAATCTTCCGCCGGTGGAAGGCGGAGACGTCCGGATCATCCGCGGGGAATACTACAACGCCGACACAAAAGTCGATGCAGGAGAAGAAGCAAATGAAGAATGACAGACTCATCCGCGACATGGAGCTCCGGATCGCCACCAGGGAAGACCAGGAGGCGCAGGAGCCCGAGTATCGCATCAGCGGCTACGCTGCCACCTTCGAGCCCTATGTGCTCTTCAGGGACGGCGGAGTCGAGTACAAAGAGGTGCTGGATCCGCAGGCCTTCGAGGGCGCGGACATGAGCGACGTGGTGCTCCGCGTCGATCATGAGGGCAAGGTGTACGCCAGGACGAGCGCCGGCGACCTTGTGATCAGCATCGACGACCACGGTCTCAAGCAGGACGCCGACCTCAGCCGCACGGCAGCGGGCCGGTCCCTGTTTGAAGATATTGCAGCCGGGCACTACCCGAAGATGAGCTACGCCTTCACGGTGGCGGAGGATGACTACGACAAGAAGGAACACCTCCGCACCATCAAGAAGATCCGGAAGCTCTTCGACGTCAGTCCCGTCAGTTTTCCGGCCAACCCCGGGACAGAGCTGGACGTTGCAACGAGAGACTATTTCCACGGAGTGATGGAGGTCGAGCGGGCGGAGAGACTCGCGCAGGAGGAACGTGCGGCAAAGATCCAGGAGCTGACCGCCAGAATAGAAAGGCTGAAAAACAATGGAAATTAAGACCGCAACCAACAGCGAGCTGGAGATGCGGATCGCCGAGATCGAGCAGGCCATGACCGCGGAAGACGCGGACCTGGAGGCCCTGTCTGCGGAGATGACCGAGATCGAAGCCCGCAAGGCTGAGCTGCTGGAGATCGAAGAGAGACGCCAGCAGGAAGCCGCCGCAATCGCCGCGGAAGAGATCCGCTGCGAAACCATCGAAGAAATCAAGGAGAAAAAGGTAATGACCAACGAAGAAATCCGGGCGTCCCACGAGTACAACGTGGCCTACGCCAACTACATCAAGACCGAAGACGACAGCGAGTGCCGTGCCCTCCTGACCGAGAACGTCTCCGGGGACGTCCCTGTTCCCAAGTACGTTGAAGGCAGGATCCAGACCGCCTGGCAGCGCAATGGCCTGATGGACCTCGTCCGCAAGAGCTACGTGAGAGGCAACCTCCGCGTCGCTTTCGAGAAGAGCGCCACCGCCGCCACCGTGCACACCGAGTCCACCTCCGCCGTCGCTGAGGAAGAGCTGCACCTGGGTGTGGTTGACCTCACCCCCGTCAGCATCAAAAAGTGGATCTCCATCTCCGATGAGGCCCTGGACCTCGCCGGCGAGGAGTTCCTCGACTACATCTACGACGAGATCGCCTACCAGATCGCGAAGAAGGCCCAGGCCGAGCTGCTGAGCAAGATCACCGCCCTGACCGCCTCCGCTGCGACCAACGCTGTCGGCGTCGGCGTAGTCATCGGCACCCCGTCCCTGGGTGTTGTCGCCCAGGCTCTCGGCAACCTGTCCGACGAAGCCGTGAACCCTGTCATCGTCATGAACAAGGGCTCCTGGGCTCAGTTCAAGGCTGCTCAGTACGCTGCTGACTACAACATCGACCCCTTCGAGGGACTGCCTGTCCACTTCGACTCCAGCCTCCCCGCCTACACCAGCAACACCGCCACCCTGACCACCGGCGCGACCTGGATGGTCGTCGGCGACTTCGGCCGTGGCGCCCTGGCGAACTTCCCCAACGGCGACCAGATCCGCATCAAGTTCGACGAGCTGTCCCTCGCTGAGAAGGACCTCGTGAAGATCGTCGGACGCGAGTATGTGGGCCTCGGCATCGTGGCCGATCATTGCTTCTGCAAGATCACCCAGGTGACCGCGTAATCAAATCTTGAGGAGGATGCTGATTATGAAGACCCTGATCGCGATCCCGTGCATGGACATGGTCCACACGGACTTCATGAAATCCCTATTACAGATGAGACGAGTGGGCGAAATCGGTTTTTCGATAATCAGCTCCTCTCTGATCTATGACGCCAGGAACAACCTGGCAAAGCACGGCGTAGAGGGCGGTTTCGACCGGATCCTCTGGCTGGACTCGGACGAGGACTTCGATCCTGATATGTTCGAGAAGCTCAGCCAGGACATGGACGAGCACGACCTGGACATCGTCGGCGGAATGTACTTCACCAGAAGGGAACCGATCCGTCCGGTGGTCTACCAGAAGGTGGGATACTTCCACAGCGACGAGGACGGCTCCGTCACGCCGATGGCGCTGCACTATTACGAGTACCCGGAGGACCAGCTCTTCACCTGTGAGGGCATCGGCTTCGGAGCGGTACTCGTGAAGGTGGACCTCATCAAGAAAGTGCAGGAAAAGTTCGGCCTTCCCTTCAGCCCGATTCTGGGCTTCGGGGAGGACCTCTCGTTCTGCATGAGGGCGAGGGACATCGGGGCCGAGATCTACTGCGACAGCAGGATCCAGGTCCGGCACATCGGCCAGAAGCCGTACTCCGTCAAGGACTACGCCAGGAACTGGCAGAAAGATCAAACCACGAAAGGCTAACGACACATGGCAATGCTCGATATTGTGAAGCTCGCGCTGAGGCGAGCGGAGACCAACGCATACGACGCGGAGATCCGCGCCCTCATCATCGCCGCCTGCCACGATCTGAGCATCGCCGGCGTCGAGACGCCTGCCTTCAGCGCATCCTCCTCGTATAACCCCGGCGACAGGGTGGTGTATGGTGGTGAGCACTACGTATGCACCACCCCGGTCGTCGAGGCGGGGGATTTTAATTCACAAAACTGGCAGCAGGACGCCCTGTTCGTCCGCGCCGTCTGCACCTATTGCAAGATGCACTTCGGCGAGAGCGACGAGTGGGAACATCTCCACGACTCGTACAACGAGCAGAAGGCGCAGCTGCAAATGGCTTCGCCGTACACCAACTACGACGCCTACGGCATCAAGACCGCCCTGGGAGGCTGAAAATGTTCGACACCGGCATCCTTTGCCTGGCTCACAAGGTCGTCACCAGCACCGGAGGAGCCATGCCCACCGAGGCGCTGCGGATCTACGCCCGCGCCTTCTACGGTGAGCGCACCGTCTCGTACACGAGAATGTACGAAGCGCGAGGCGCGAACTGTCAGGTGGACATGATCGCCCGGGTGCCCTTCGACACCGTCATCGAGCCGGACAGCTACGTCATCCTGGAGAACCAGCGCCAGCTTCGCGTGGACGCCGTCTCGCCGGTCATAGTCCGGAGAGACATCCGCGCCCAGGAGCTGACGCTGATCAACACGGACGAGCTGTTGAACGTGGAGGTGGATCATGATTAGCCTCAAGAAAAAGCTCGAATACGTGGGCGCAGCCTTCGCTGACGCGGTCCCGCACTCCTACCACTATTTCAGGCCGAACGAGATATATCCGGCGCTGGTATGGCAGGAGGACGGGGAGGAGACGTCCTTCCACGCGGGCAACCACAAAGCGGAGCAGGCCATTCACGGCACGACCGACTACTTCACCCAGACGGAATACGACACCGCCATCGACAACATCCAGGACACCCTGGAGGCCATCGCGGCAGCCTGGACGCTTCAGTCGGTGCAGTACGAGGAAGACACGAAGCTCATCCACTATGAGTGGGAGTGGACGGTCGCCGAGGCGAAGGTGGTGGAACCTGATGGCGAGTAAAGTCATCGGGGCCGACAACTGGATCGACATGATCGAAGGCCTCGGCAGAGACGCGGAGGGCGTCGCCTCCCGCGTGGTGTACGAAGGCGCGGCCACCATTGCCGACGGAGTCCGGGAGGCCATCAAAGGCCTGCCGGCCCAGAGCGGCGACGGAAGGCACCGGAGAGGCGTGACTGACGACGAACGCGCCGGACTGCTGGAGGGGCTCGGTGTAGCATCCCACCAGAAGAGCAACGGCAGCGTGAATACGAAGATCGGCTTCTCCGGCTATAACGCCTACGTCACAAAGAATTATCCGAAAGGGCACCCGAACTCGATGGTCGCGAGATCCCTCGAGAGCGGGACGTCCTGGCTACAAAAGACTCCGTTCATCGCGCCCACCGTCCGCCGGCTTCGTGCCTCAACGGTCGAGGCAATGCAGGCGGAGCTCGACAACTATATCCGTTCAAAGGAGAAATAACATGGCAGCAGCTGGAAGAGTCCTCACCGGATTTTCCCTTCCCTACGTCGCCAAGTATACCGTAACGAGTGGCAGCGTCTCCTACAGCTCTGGCCAGCTCCTGGCCCGTGGCGTGGACGTGACCATCTCCCCGGACACCAGCGACAACAACATCTTCTACGCGGACAACCAGGCGGCGGAGAACGCCGGCGGACTGTTCACCGGCGGGACTGTATCCCTGACCGTTGACGGCCTCCTGGATGCCGCGGAGAAGCTCATCACCGGCATCAGCACCGCGGACGCCGATGGCTTCCTGTGCTATGACGACGACGTGGCGCCTCCCTACGTGGGCATCGGCTTCATCGCCAGGTACATGAGCGACGGCGCGACTTCCTACGTGCCCTACATCCTGCCCAAGTGCCGCTTCAACTTCCATGAGGTCAACGCGGCCACCCAGGAGGAAGGCATCGACTGGCAGACCCAGGCGCTCGAGGCGACGATCTTCAGAGCAGATGACTCGAAGCACACCTGGAAAAAGATGGGCGGTCCCCAGACCACCGAGGCCAGCGCGGAGGCCAAGATCAAGACCGCGTTCAGCATCGCCTAATGCGAGGAGGAGGATGCGATGATCATACACGGCAAAGAGTACCGTTTCGCGGGGACGGTCGAAGCGATTGAACGCCTCGGCCGTCTCTGCCCCGGCG